CCTGCACCTCCCCCGGCACCAACTCCCCGCGCTGTAGAGCCATCTCCTGCCCAGAAAAAAGACACTGGGGGTGGAGGCAAAAAAGATGACAAGAAAGATGATAAACCTAAGGGACAAAAAGCTGTCGAGGTCGCAAAGACGTATCAGGCGGCTATGCCAACGCCTACGCCCGTAGCACAACAAAAAACAGGTACGCCAGCAAAGCAAACTGATAAGAAACAAGATCGTGTTCAGACCTTGACTGAAAAAGCCAAGGGTATGATCGCGGGCGCGACTAGTGAAGGCATTGCAGATCCAGGTAAATTTAAAGACATTCTTGGCAAGTTAAAAGATCTTGGCAAAGGTGGACGTGTTGAAAGTCTTCAAGAGCAAAAGAAAACTGCAGTAACAGCAGCACGTGATGCAGCAGCTCAACAACCTCCTCCAGGAGGCAATCCTCCACCAGGAGAAAACCCTCCTCCAGGAGGCAATCCTCCTGGTGGCTACACCCAAGAAGAACTAGATAAACTCCTGGAAGAGCTAAAATCCAGTTATGGAGAAGAAATTGGTGGCCTTAAAACACAACTTGGTGATTTGACTACACAATTAAGTCAACGTCAAGAACCTGAAGCGGTTACCACTCCAACACAAGAGCCTGTGGCTGCCGGTCCAAGTGAATTTGATAATTGGCTTCAATCTTTCTCTGAAGTAAAAGACACCGGGGCATTTGACCCTGATCTCTTTAGAAACCTCTTGGGCGAGTTAGAATCTTCCAAGTACCGCCAAAAGCAGTGGAATGAGCGTACAGCAAAAGCGGCATACACCTACTAAAAAAACTGACGGCGTTAACTCGCTTGATACGAACGCTTTTGAAGAGTGGTTTCTTGAGCAGTCTTCTGCTGTTCAAGAATCTTTTCATGCCTTCTCCTGTGAGAACTATTCATTCATTGAATGTTTTCTCTATGCTCGTTTCCTTGGCTATGTAGGCAATATTATTTCGTGCGAAGCATGGATTAAGAATCAGTATCCAAAGCCTGATCATAGGAAAATGCTTCTTATGGAAATTGAAGAAATGCGGGAGGATATCCGCAAGCTTCGAGATGATATTGAAAACTGTGTTGTTAAACGCGATGCAGGTGTTGCCCGTATTGCCGCAATGGAAAAAGAATTGCGCGGCACAATCAATCAAGTTGAACAGTACACTTCAGTCAAAGATCGCAAAGGCTTGTTGATGGCTGGAGCTGATCGCGCCATTCGCGAGTTAATGTTTATCTTTAAAGATGACCCTGTGGAATCTCCTTTGCATGAAGCAAGCATGAGCGTTTGGGCTCGCATGCAACTAGAAGAATAAACGGACATTAAAATAAAGAAAAACATTTGTTATGGCCAAAGGAAAAATGCCGCCTCAACTTCTTGAACACTTCAAGAAAAAAGAAGCAAAAAATGAGGACGGCACAGAGATGAACGACAAAGAAAAACGTCGCGCTGCTCTTGATAAAGCACGTAAGTATCAAAACAAGAAACGTAAAGAACAAGAAGATTGAGTTAGTATTCAGTAACTGATTGAATATTATCCGTGCCTTCTTATCTTCATCTGGCTTATCGAAGGAACGCACGTGCTGCTTCCAAAAACTACGCGATCAAGCCACATAAAGATATTGATTCCCTTAAAAAGGCACGGGAAGATTTTGGTTTCTTTTGTGAGTACGTAGCTGATAAGCCTCCTGCTCAACACCATAAAGACTGGCATCGTCACTTTGTAACAGAAGAGGACAGTAGCTGCCTGCTTCGGATTGCTGGACCCAACGTTGATCTACTTGCCCCACGGGGTTCAGCCAAAAGTACAGTCCTTGGCTTGTTGACAGCTTGGGCTATTGGAATCCACACGCAAGCCAAGCGTCCGCTTCAAATCCTGTATTTGTCCTATACGGTTGATATTGCTCGCTCTAAGTCGGCAACCATTAAAAGAATCATTGAAAGCAAACGATATCAAGAAGTATTCCCTGAGGTACGTCTGCTCAAGAATGTCACCAGTAATGAGTACTGGTCCATTGATCACAAGTTTGCTGGTATTGACGTAACAGGTGACGAACAATTTACGCTTTGCGCCGCAGGTCTTAAGGGTTCGGTGACCTCCAAGCGTTCTCACCTCGTCATGATTGATGACGCTATTAAATCAGCTGCGGATATTTCTAACCCTGACATCCGAAAGATGATGCAGGACAACTGGAATGCTGTGATTGCACCAACCATGTTTGAGGGTGCAAGGGCGATCTGCCTTGGCACTCGCTTCCGACATGACGATATTCATGCCACTACATTCAACGAACAAAACAACTGGACGCAAATTGTTCTTTCCGCCATTGGCAATGATCCCAAGACTGGGGATGAAATTTCCTATTGGCCAGAGATGTGGTCATTGGACTACCTAAAGGAAAAGAAAAGGCAAGCACCAATTGCTTTTTCATTCCAGTACATGAATCAAATCATCAGACAGAACGAGCTATCGCTTGCGCCTGAGCTGATTGTTAAAGCTGAGATCTCTACAGAGTTTGACACCTTGGGAGTTGGGGTTGATCTTTCTGCTGGTACAAAGGAAAAGAACGATTACACCGTCATGGTTCTTGGTGGTCGCATTGGAGATCGCATTCACATCATTGATTATCGGCGCCTGCGCGTCATGGGCAACCTTGAGAAACTGGACGCCCTCAAAGAACTTCTCAATGACTGGTCAATTCTTGGCAAGGATGCAAACGATAATTACTTCCCTACCTATTCAACGTGTGACATTTGGAGTGAAGCTGTCCAGTACCAGGCATCCCTGGAGGCCGACTTCAAACGTGTTTGTTTAAATCAAGAGAGCCTTTACAACTTAATCTGGCATCCAGTCAAAGGATTCCGTGCCGATAAACTTGCTCGCTTTCGTGGAATCATGGGCATGTTTGAAGACCGCAAGATTATCTTTAACCGCTACAGGAATTTCACTACTATGTTTGAAGAACTGACTAATTTTGGCGTTAGCAGTCACGATGACACGGTCGACGCACTTGTGTGGTTAGTCACTGGGTTGGCAAGGAAAGGACAGCTTCAGCTTGATTACTGAACTTAGAATTAGAAAAAATACATTTTAGGTCGTGGGTCCCGAATACATTGCTATCGGCTTGACGGCCGTTGTATCAGCTATTACTGGTGGAAGTTGGGTCGCAGGTAAAATACTTGGTAGACAGAACGACCAAATCCAGCAAGCCTTTAATTACATCGGATCTCAAAAACGAAGGATTGACATCTTGGAAGACGACTTAAAGCGTATGCCTCTAGAGTACGTCCTTAAAGTTGACTTCTTGAGGGAGATCCAGCAGATGCATGATAACTTTAATCAGATCAATGCGAAGCTTGATAAGCTAGTTGAGAAACTGCTCGAAGCAAAATGAGTTACATTCTTGAGGTCCAAGAGGACGAAAATGGAGAACTTTACATTGAGTTCCCCGAAGAAGTAATCGAAGAGTTGGGCTGGCAAGAAGGCGACATCCTTAATTGGGATGTACGCGGTGAAGGCATCGTCCTTTCAAAGGTCCACGACTCATCTGGCTATGAAGTTATAGAAGAGTAGAATATAAAAACTGAAGGATTAAAAATGTATTACAGCGGAGAGTCAAACGTACCTGGAGCACCTGGTAATCTTTTTGCCGGTGGCAATTTCTTAGGTGGTCAAGGTAGTGCCATCAATCCAGAGGCGTTTAAAAAAGACTCTCGTCAACAAAAAATTTATAACAAAGGGATGGGAACTGATAATCCTAATGAGCGGGAGATTTTCTTGAAGCGTACGGGTCCACAACTCCCCATGGCTTATGGTCTTGACTCAAGCACTTTAATCGCCCAAGCTTATCCTGGTGGGCAGGCACTTGGTAATGCTGCAGCACTTGGTGGGCAAATGGGAGTTGGCCCCCAAAACTACGAAGCAATGATGCAGCAGATGCAGCAAATGGAGCAGCAAGGTGGCGGTCAGCCTCCAGTTAATTTTGGCGTTGATATCGAAA